ACAAAACAAATATAAAAAACCATATAAAGGTCAAGGAAGATGAGTAAAAGAATAAGTAAAATGCTATTTAGCAAAGAGAGAGTAGAGTTAGGTTTAATTGATGAGGTTAAAAAAGTTTCTTCTGATATAGAGTCTGAGTGGAAAGATGCGTTAAGTATTGCTGTAGATGGTGCAAAAGCATTAAGAGGTAAAGTTGATGCAGCAGCAAAACCATTAAATCAAAAAATAATTGCTCTAAGAGATGGCATTGATAAAGCAGAACAAGCATTAAATGAATTAGGTATTGGCAAAAACTCAGATATTGAAAAAGCAAAAAAAGAATTGAAAGTTGCTTCAGGACAAGTAGCAGTTTTAGGTACAATAGCAAGAAAACTAACAGATATTTATTAATGAAAAAATTTGAAACACCAAGTAAGACAAGTCCAAGAGGAGGACGTAGAGGTTGTTTATGTAAAGATGAAACCTATTCAGTAAAGTGCTGTAAGGGTAATATAATAAATCAAGGAATCGGTAAAATATAAGTTATGAGTAAACGAATTAGCAAGATGCTATTTAGCACAGAAAAGGTAGAATTAGCAAGAAAACCAAAATCTATATTGACTAATCTTATTAGAATTGATGAATTTACAGCAAAATCATCTTCTAAAATGGACAAAGCATATTTAAACTACAAAAAAGCACAACAAGAATTTGACTCAACAATTAACAGAGAATTAGACAATGTAAGATTATTAGGTACTGATATTTTAGATGTCAAAGTAGAAGTTAGAAAATTAGGTTTAGATAATGTAGCTATTCCTGACTTAGACAGAGCTGAAAAATTAGCAAAAAAACTTACAGGTATTTTAAGCAATTACAAAAAGTTATATCCTGAAATTTAAAAATATAAGTTATGAGAAAAAAAGCGATGAAATATGTATCACAAGTAACAGAACTATCTACAGAAAAGGTAGAGTTAGGTAATATGGGTGCTTTAAAAGGTGCTGTGCTAATTTTGAAAAATGTAGAAAGTAATGCAGATAGATTTTTTCAGGATTTAGTTGATAAAGTAGAAAGATCAATACAATCTTGGAAAGCTATGAATAAGCATAGAAACGAATTATATAATTATGTATATAGAGAGGTTGATGGTATTCTTAGAACATTTGACTCTAATGCTAAAGAGTTAGGAGTAAAACCTGATAGCATACCTGAATATAAAGAAGTAGTAAAACTACGAAAAACAGCAATAGAAGTAATAAAACTTTTAGATAGAATTAAAGTACCTAAAGAGCCTTTAGCTTAAAATAATATAAAAATGCAAATATAAATTTAAATACGTTATAGTAATATGAAATCAACAGAAATCTTAGACAAAATCAAAACTTTCTTAGGAGAGGAAAAAATTGAAGAACAAGTAGAGGAAACTCAAGTTGAAGAAACTCAATTAGAAGAATCTCAAGAGAAAGTCGAGTTAGCACAAGCTAAACTTGATAATGGTACAGTTTTAGAAGCTGAGGCTTTTGAAGCAGGAAACGAAATCTTTATTGTTACTGAAGATGAAAGAGTAGCAGTACCTGTAGGCGAATATCAAATGGAAGATGGTCAAATGCTCGTAGTAAGCGAGGAGGGAATTATCGGAGAGATTAAGTCAGCAGAGGCAGAGGAATCTGAAGAAGAAGAAGTAGAGGCTGAAGAAGAAGAAATGGCTTATGTATCAAAAGAAGAATTTAACTCTGCCATTGATGAGATCAAAGGTATGATTAATGAGTTAAAGGAAGTGAAAGAAGAAATGGCTGAAGTAGAGGAGCAAGTAAAACAAGAACTTAGCGAAACTCCTGCTGTAGAGCCTATTGCTCACAATCCTGAAGCTAAACAAGAATTTAAAGTAAGATTCGGACAGAACAGAAAAGAAACTGCTTTAGATAGAGTAATGAAAAAATTAACCAATAATTAAAATTAAGAAAAATGCCAAATCCAACAATTACAGCAAGTAGTTATGCAGGGGAATTTGCAGGAAAGTATATCGCTGCGAGTTTATTGACAGCTAAAACTTTAGATGATGCTGCGATAACTATTTTGCCAAACATTAAGTACAAAGCTGCTATGAAAGTAGGGGCTTTCTCAAATTTAGTAAGAAGTGCTGATTGTGATTTCGATTCAACGACTTCAGGTCTTACACTTACTGAAAAAGTATTAACACCAACTGAATTACAAGTAAACCTACAAATCTGTAAGAAAGAATTACATGCAGATTGGGAAGCTGCTCAAATGGGCTTTAGTGCTTTTGACAATTTACCTCCATTATTTTCTGACTTCGTTATCGCAAGAGTAGCAGCAGAGGTTGCAAGTGCAACTGAAACTTCTATTTGGGGTGGTAGTGCAGGAGAGGGTAACTTCGATGGTTTTGTAACATTAGCAACTGCTGATGGAACTGTTAATGATGTAACAGCAGGTACAGTTACTTCTGCTAACGTAGTCGCAGAATTAGGTAAAATCGTTGATGCTATTCCATCAGGAGTTTACGGAGCTGATGATCTAATTATCTATGTATCACAAAACATCTACAGAGCTTATATTAGAGCATTAGGTGGTTTCGGTGCAGCAGGTTTAGGTGCAGCAGGTTACGAAAATAGAGGTAACAACCAATCATTAGATAATTTATTCTTTGATGGTGTTAAGATTTACCCATCTTCAGGATTTAGTGATAACCAAGCAATCGCTGCAAGAAGCTCTAACTTATTCTTCGGAACAGGTCTATTGAATGACAGAAACGAAGTTAAAGTTATTGATATGTCAGATATTGATGGATCACAAAATGTAAGAGTAGTAATGAGATATACAGCAGGATGCCAAATCGGTGTTGGTGCTGATGTTGTTCTTTACGACTAATAAATTAAATTAACTAACATATAAAGGGGTGGGTAGTGTTCTGCCTACCCTTTTTTAATACTAATAATTATGGCTTGTACACTAACAACAGGAAGAAAGTTACCTTGTAAATCAGGGGTAGGTGGTTTAAAAACTGTTTACTTTGCTGATTACGGAACTCTTGGTGCAGCTACGATTGCTTCAGGCGAGGTTACTGCATTAGCAGGAAATCCTGCTTTATTTCAGTTTGATATAAAAGGAAATTCATCTTTAGAAACTGCAATCAATAGCTCAAGAGAAAATGGTACTACATTCTACGAAACTACTTTAAACCTAACACTTACGTTCCTTGACAAACTTACACAAGAAGAATTAAAATTAGTTGCTCATGCAAGACCTCATGTTTTTGTAGAGGACTATAATGGTAATTACTTTGTAGTAGGTTTAGAACATGGTGCTGAGGTAACAGGTGGATCAATCGTGAGTGGAGCTGCTATGGGAGATCTTAGTGGATTCACATTAACAATGGTAGCACAAGAAACTGCGCCTCCATACTTTATTACAGGCTCTGTAGTAACAGGAGATGCAAGTGCAACACAAATAACACCTAACTAAAAATAATTTCTTATATTTATAAGAGTTTTCATAAATTTTAGATTAGTTTTGTTTGAAAGGGGAGTTTTTTAACTCCTCTTTTTTTATACACAAAATTTAAAGTTTGTACGTTATATAAGTATGATACACTTAACCACAACTGCATCAGCTCAGACATTTAAAATAATACCAAGAAGTTATGCGAGTTCTGTTAGTATGATACTAAGAGATGATTCAACAAACACCTCAACAACATACACAGTAAGCACTACAACAGACAAAAATTACTTAGTAGTATCAAAAGCATTAAGTCCTGTACTTGTAGAGGGTAGGTTTTATGATTTAACTTTAAAAGAGGGAAGTAATGTAATATATAAAGATAAAGTTTTTTGTACTGATCAAACTATTTCAAGCTATTCAGTAAATAATGCAGAATATACTGTACCAACAGGAAACGATGTCTTTGATAATGATTATATTGTAATATGAAAAATAAATCAGATTTAAGTATTGTAAATTTAAGCACCTATACTTCTCCTGTAGTTAAGGAAGTAAGAGGCAAAGACTTTATCGAGTATGGAGAAGATAACAACTATTTCCAATACCTAATAGACAGATACAACGGAAGTCCTACAAATAACGCTATTATAAATGGTGTTAGCGAGATGATTTACGGAAAAGGCTTAGATGCTACTAACTCGAACAAAAAGCCTAATGAGTATGCACAAATGAAAGCATTATTTAATAATGATTGTGTAAGAAAATTATGCTATGACTTAAAATTAATGGGTCAATGTGCAGTACAAGTTATCTACTCAAAAAACAGAGCTAAGATTGTACAGTTAGAACACATGCCTATTGAGACACTAAGAGCTGAAAAGTGTAATGAAAAAGGAGAAATAGAGGGTTACTATTATTTTAACGATTGGGCAAAGTACAAGCGAGGAAACGAATTAAAAAGAATACCTGCATTCGGAACTTCTAAAGAGGGATTGGAAATACTTTACATCAAACCTTATAGAGCAGGTTTTAAGTATTATAGTCCTGTAGATTATCAAGGTGGCACACAATACGCTGAATTAGAGGAGGAGATTTCAAATTTCCATTTAAACAACATACTAAACGGACTTGCACCAAGTATGTTAATCAACTTCAATAATGGAACTCCTGATCCTGAGCAAAGAGAAATGATAGAAAGAAGAATCTACGAAAAGTTTAGTGGCTCAAGTAATGCAGGTAAATTTATTTTAGCATTTAACGACAACCCTGAGACAGCAGCAAGTATAGAGCCTGTTCAGTTAAGTGATGCACACCAACAATACGAGTTTCTAAGCAATGAAAGTTCTAAAAAAATAATGGTAGCTCACAGAATCGTAAGTCCTATGTTATTTGGTATAAAAGATGATACAGGTCTTGGAAACAACGCTGATGAATTAAAGACAGCTTCTATCTTGTTTGACAACTTAGTAATTAAGAGCTTTCAAGGGCTTTTAATAGATGCTTTTGATAGAATACTTGCTTACAACGAAATCTCTTTGCATTTGTACTTTAAAACGCTTCAGCCACTTGAATTTGTTGATTTAGAGAACGTAGCTGATCAGGAAACAAGAGAAGAAGAAACAGGTGTTAAGTTAAAAAAGATAGATGGTCAAGATGTATTTCCTACTAAAGAACAAGCTATAGAAAAAGCTAAAGAAATGGGATGCGAGGGTTATCATGAACACGAAGAAGATGGTATGACTTGGTATATGCCTTGTAAAGATCATTCAGAAGTACAAAACTTATCAGAAGATGACTTTAGAGATAACATAGCACAAGAGCTAATCGACTTAGGAGAAGATGAGGAAGAACTATTAAAAGATTTTGATTTAGTAGATGAATCACAAGTTGATTATGAGTTTGATGATGAAATGGATGAGTTGATTGAACAAACTAATAATGAAATAAAATTAGCAAGAGTAGGTAAAGCAACACCATATAGAGAAAGCGAACAAGACGGAAAAACCCCTGCAAGTAAATTATTAGGTTATACATTTTTAGTAAGATACTACTATAGTCCAAACAGAGTTAAGAGAACATCAAGAGAGTTTTGTAAAAAAATGGTAAGAGCTAAAAAGGTTTATCGTAAAGAAGATATAAAAGCTATGGATCAAATAGCAGTAAATGCAGGGTTTGGAAAAGGTGGCTCAGATACTTATTCTATATGGCTTTATAAAGGTGGTGCAAGATGTGAGCATTATTGGTCTCGTAGAACGTATCTTAGAAAAGATGGCAACAAGAGCTTAGGTAAAAAGTTATATGATTCAGAGGCTAAAATACGAGGTTTTACACCTCCTAAGAACGCAAAGAAAGTAGCAATGAAGCCTAAGAACATGCCTTACAAAGGATATACAGCAGCATACGCAAAAAGAATAGGAATAAGTAGATAATTATGGCAACAGTATTATTCATATCAAGAACAGATTTAGTCAAGAATAGTATCATTGATGGTAATGTTGATACAGATAAATTTATACAGTTTATTAAAGTAGCACAGGAAATTGAAATAAGAAACTACTTAGGAACTAAACTTTACGAAAAGTTACAAAGTGATATTTCAGGATCAGGTGTTGCAGGTAATTATCAAACCTTATTAAACAAATATGTACAACCCATGTTAATATGGTATGCACAAGCAGAGTATATTCCTTATGCAGCTTATCAGATTAAAAATGGTGGAGTGTTTAAGCACACAAGCGAAAACTCAGAAACAGTTTCTAAGAGTGAAGTAGATTACTTAGTAAACAAAGCAAGAAATACAGCAGAGTATTATACACAGAGATTTTTAGATTACATCAATAACAGTAATTTATTTCCTGAGTATAGTCAGAATACAGGTGGCGATGTGTACCCTGATTCAGATGCTACATTTAACGGATGGGTATTGTGAGATACAAACCGAAAGAAAAAAATATAATTAAACTAAAACAGTATTTAAATGGCAAATACGATAAATTGGGGCAAATCATACAGCGAGAGTTATTGGGGCAACGCAACAACAACCAATAGTTGGGGAGATGATTATATAGTAGAGTATTTGACTTCTGATTTAAACAGGAGAGTGCAGATATACGAGAACAACACAATGACTAATCAACTATTAGAGAATATACAATGAGTTTACTACAAAAAGCATCAATAATAACCACACCTACAGCTTATGCTGAGGACTACTTATATTCTATAAAACCTGCTTATGCTTTAGGCTCAGAGCTTGTTACAAATGGCGACTTTTCTGATGGTTTAACAGGTTGGACATCTTATAACGCAGTTGTGTCTGTAACTCAAAAACAATTAAAAATAGATGATAGTGCTAATGCAGGTGCTAATTCAAGTGCAATTACATCCGTAACATTATCACAAGGCAAAAAATACATTTTTAGTGTTAGACTTATATCAACAACTACAAGTTTATATGTTTCTGCAGCATCTACTACAAATACAGTTGCACCATCAAACGGTTTTACACTTCAAAACATAACAGAGGCAGGAGTACATAATTTTACTTTTACTGCTGATGCTAATGGTCTTAGATATTTTTGGATAAATACAGGGGGAGTAGGAATAACGATTGTTGATGATGTAAGCGTAAAAGAAGTAACAGATGCCGACTTTGACTTTGACAGAAACTCAACAGGAACAAGAGTAAACGAAGATTATCTTATAGAAGATGTGCCTTATAATTTAATTCCTTATAGCCAAGATTTTAGTAATTCTAATTGGAGGAAAAGAACAAGCGATTCTACACAAGTTCCTGTGATAACTGAT